AAGGATCTAATTTATATTACACAAACGCAAGAGCTGATGCCAGAATAGCGGCGGCAAGTATTAATGCATTATCAGATGTAGACACAACAGGTTTAGCAACAAATAAAACTTTAAAATGGAGTGGTAGTGCTTGGGTACCAGGAGATCCTGGACACTCAAATACAGATACGTTAACAGAAGGTTCAAGTAATCTTTACTTTACAAATGCAAGAGCAGATGCACGTATTGCCGCGGCAAGTTTAACAGCATTATCAAATGTAGCAACAGTTTCAGCAAGTGATGACAACAAAGCATTGGTATATGATCATTCATCAACTTCATTTATATGGAGAGCACCAGCAGTTGCAGTAGCAAATTATTCAATTACAAAAGTTGCATCAAAAACAATTAATTCATTAGGAACAACATACGCCGCAAATGGTGTAGTAGCAACTAAAAATTTAACTGGAGTTAACACTGGTTCAAAAGTACAATTAACATTTACAGTTGATATTGGTATAGTAAATCCAAATCTTTCAGCAAACAAATTTGCTGTAATAAAAGCAGTACAAGGAGATGCATTGTCATCTGGTTATGCTTCTACATTTGGTGGCGCTGGATCTCCAGGAACAATTTACGAAGGTGAAACAACTGGGTATGGTAGCAACGTGTTTACATTTACAATTGGTGATGAATCATCAATGGGTAACAACGGTGCTGTTGATTATCAAATTGTAATGAAATCACAATCAGGAACAATTACATCAATTGGTTTATCTGATATTGATTTTTCAGCAACAGAATTTAGAGCTAATTTAATTGATACAATTGATGAATTAGCAGATACAACTATTTCAGGAAAAGCATCAGGAGACTATTTAAAATGGAATGGTAGTGCCTGGGTTAATGCTAATGACTTTAGTTTTGCAAGTGCAAGTACAAATCAAATTTTAAAATACAATGGTAGTAAATGGGTAAATTCAGATGCAACTGGTTTAATGTCATTAAATGAATTATCTGATGTTAGTACAGCCGGTGTTGCAACAAACAAAATTTTAAAATACAATGGTAGTGCTTGGGTAGTAGCAGACGACAATTATGAAGATGGTATTGTTGACATAGTTGAAGATACTACTCCACAACTTGGCGGAAATTTAGATGTACAAACACATTCAATTATTTCAACAGGTTCAAATGATATTGCAATTACTCCAGCATCAGGTAGAGCAGTAGTAGTAAATGGTGACTTAACTGTTACTGGTACAGCAACAACATTAGATGTACAAAATATGACAGTTGAAGATCAATTAATTTCATTAAACAAATGGGATTCTGATCCAACAAACAATACTAACGATATTGGTTTTGTTATGTGGCGTGGTAGTGCCGATGAAGCAGGAGCAAAAGGTGATAACGTTGCAATGATTTGGGATGAATCAGAAGACAAATTTAGATTTGGTTATACAGCGGCAAACGGTACAGAAACAGGACAAATTACTTTAACAGATATGGCAAATATTGAAGCCGACGTTGCAACACTTACAGCAACAGCGGCACGTTACGCTGACTTGGCAGAGATTTACGAATCAGATTCAAATTATGAACCAGGTACAGTAGTTGTGTTTGGTGGAGATAAAGAAGTTACTACAACAACAATATTAGCAGACCATAGAGTAGCAGGAGTAGTATCAACTAATCCAGCATACTTAATGAATAAAGATGCAGATGGTGTAGCAGTTGCTTTACGTGGTAAAGTTCCTTGTAAAGTAGAAGGTGCAGTTAAAAAAGGTGACATACTTGTAACAAATGCAAGAAGTGGAACAGCAACAGCACTAGCACCTGAAAGTGCAAACCCACCAGCTTGGTGTATAATTGGTAAATCATTAGAGGAAAGCAACGACACTGGAGTTAAGATAATAAACGTTGTTGTGTAAAACACAATGGTTGCTTTTACAAAAATTACCGAACCATATATTGATCCTAAAGATATAACACTAATTCAATTTGAACCATCTAGTCATTGTAATTTACAATGTGTAACTTGTTCTAGAACTAGTTATGATACACTATTACCTACAAAAATAGTTTTAAAACACCAACAGCACATTTCATTAGACTTAATTGAACCAATATTTAAAAACTTACCAAATTTAAAAAATGTTAAATTTGATGGAGATATTGGTGACTGTTTAATGCATCCACAACTAGATAAAATAATAGAAATAATAGTTAAACTACATCCTAAAATTAATATAAACTTACATACAAATATGGGCGGTGGCAAAGATGAAACATTTTTAAAAGTAATACAACATCCTAATGTTAATATTGTTGCTGGAGTAGATGGATTAAGAGATAATTGTTCAACATACAGACGAGGATCATCATGGAAAACACTTGAAAAAAGGTTTAAAATGATTAAGGATCATGCTCCAAATAGACATCATTGGAAAATGTTAGATTTTGATTTTAATAGACATCAACAAAAAGAAGCAATTGAATTATCTAAAAAGTATAAATTTCATAGTATGCTAATTTCTCCACCATACGGTGAAAGTAACAACACAGTAAATGAAATGATTTTAGAATTTGAAAATAAAGAACGTACTGAAAAAGGAAAGAAAAGAATAAAATACCAACAGCGAGATTCTATTAAAACATTACACACATTTAAAGAAGCGGAAACAGATATTACATATGATGAATTTTTTGCTAAAAAAGAAAACCAAAAGATGAAAAGGAATATAGATACAAAAATGAATACTGTAAAAACAGGCCGCACTCACAGTTGTCCATGGCAACAAGCAACATCTATACAAGTTATGAGTAATGGAACAGTATGGCCGTGTTGTTGGAGTAGTGATATGAATAAACTGTTTGAAATGTATCCTGATAAAGTTAGTAAAAAGATATTTTATTACAGTCAAAATATTGAGTTACAATATACAGCACAAGATTGGTCAGTGAAGTTAGGTAAGGATTGGCAATCAAATATACAAGTTTCACAAAATAATTCATTAGCTGATATAATGTATTCTAAATCTTACAAACGATTAAAACGTTTATTAGAACCAAGAAAAGACAAATATAATATAAAGTATTGTACAAGTGCTTGTACAATTTTTTCAGAGAAAGAGTCAACAGGTGGTAAACTTTTATCAAGAACTATAGATGATAAAGATAAGACAGATATTATTATAACTCATTCAGGAAATGATGAGTACGTATGGGGTAAAGTATACCCAATCAAAAAGTAAGTAATTTATAGATAACGATTTTTAAGATCATCTTCACCACCCCATTTTAAAAACTCTTGAAAAGTTTTTATCCAGGTAAGCATATCAGCTTCCATTTCTTTACAATGGTAGTAGCTCATTGGTAATACAAAGTATGAATATTTTTCTTTAGAACGTAAATATTTTTTTTGCAATTCTTTTAGTTTAAGCATATCATTTTTAATTGCAAATACTATTTCATTAATTTTTTCTTCGTTATGAAATTGTTTAACAAGCCAAATATAGTATTCATCATTAACTTCATACATAGCCATTATTTCTTGAATTTCATATTTTAATGCTCTAATTGGATTTATATTTTTTCTATATTTTATTAGTACTGATGGTATTTTCCATTCTGCATTGCACGTTTCTAATTTTTGCAACAATTTAAAATATTCATCTTCAAGCTCGTATCTTATATCTAAGTTTTGATCACTGGTCATTGTTTTAACAGCATCTTTTATTTTTTGTAAAATATTGTAATAACGTTCACGATCACTAGTTGGATAGGAATCTAAAACGTCATCAATATCGCTTTGAAAATGAAAATGTGGAATAATATATTCTAATATGTAATCAGTTATAAGATAATCCTTTTCGAATTGTTCGAAAGTATGTGCTATTTTAGCCTGATCAAAATTAATAATTCTTGACAATGTAGTAATCCTTTAAGTTATTCAATACTATTTACTATTGTATTTAATTTTTTAACATTGTTTTTATCAAACAATGTTCTTCTAGCACCTTGGTGTAAAGGCTTAGGAAAATTATTAATAGTACACCATTTAAATGCTGTAGATTCGTGATTTATTTTTGGTGTAAATTCTTTTGGAGTAATGATAACAAAAGTATGATACATAAATTTTTCATCTTCACTTAGATAAACATCAAGTGGTTGTATTTTTAATATTTCTGGAACAAATCCTACTTCCTCTTTTATTTCTCGTTTAAGAGCTTGGATAGGTGTTTCGCCCATTTCTAATTTTCCACCCCAAAAACTCCATTTGCCAGAATGACTAACTGAATTAGAACGTAAATTAAATATTATTCTTTTTGTGTCTTGTGCTAAAAAAGTAGCACCTACGGCATCATACATACAAGTATTTATAGTAGAAAAAAATTACTAAATTCCTGTTAAATTTAGTATCCAATAACCTGGTTTATATTGACCTTGATAAGTGTCAATCCATTCTGTACCAGTCCATTTATATTGATAGCCTGTAGCAGTATTTGTAACATACTGTACAGTTGACTCATTTACACTAACGTCTAAACTTACTTCCCATTGTGTACCATTGAATTGTAAAATGTCATTTGCTGAAGCACTAACATTACCCCAGTTTGCAGTACCACCTGGAATATCACTTACAAGTAAGTAACGTTGTCCAGTGGCTTGATTAGCCAATGTACCGTCACCTGGATGATTTTTTGCAGGATCAATAATTTTTAGTACAGCAGTTTGCGTATTAGTTGGTAATGTTGCTGAGTCAATTGTAAAAATTAATTGATTATCATTAGTTGGATTATATGCAATAGTACCAACAATGTCTTGTGTAGAATCTTCTAGGTCTGATGATCTTCTTAATTTAAGTTTACTAGTACCTGCTTGGAATTCTCCATATTGTTCAAAAAATTCTTTCCAAGCATAGTTTTCATTTACACCTGTGCTACTTAATAAACTAACAGTATTACCTTGTACACTAACCTGTGCATCTTGTGGTGTAATAACAATTTCTTCAAGTGTACCAAATTGATCAAAAAAGTCTGCCATATTTTTATCATAAACTAAATCGTCCATTGATTCATCTAAATGAATTCTGTTTATAATTTGATTTATAATAGTTTGCTTTTTAACTTTTGCTGGAGGATTAATCCAAATTGGAACTTGGAATATTAGTGTAGCAATATCTAATTGTGTATCAACACCTTGTGGAACTGATCTTGATGACCATTGTATGTCAATTAATTCTACAACTGTTATATTTGTCCAATCTAAAGGATTTGTATTTGCTTGTAATTCAACTGTAGGATTAAACAATGTTAATACTTGTTCTAATAGTTGTAATTTTTGTTCTGTGTTTGAGCACCAAACGTCAACGTTAATTGTTAAATCATATGGAACAGGCATATAACGTTCTACGGTATATGTATTACCTAGCTCTGCTGTATACTGGTCGTTCATAGAATCATATTTTCTCTCTTGAACTTGTTGTGCTGAAACTAATTTTGGATCGTGCCTACGTTCTCTTGCTACATTTAAGTTAGCAATATTACAAGTCATAAATGGTGTTGAATTAATTGCGTTTTCAGTATTACCACGTAATACATGAGCAACTAATCTAGACATATCTGCATAACGCATTGGTACAGTTTTATATACTTCAGATGAAGTACCACCTGCATTCTTTTGTCCACTTTTTACTTGAAAGCCATTAAAGATACGTACAAATTGTAACAAGTATCTTCTTATTTGTTGATCATACCAAAATTGTGCCATACCATTTAATCCGTTTTAGGCTTAACTGCCTTACTTAATCCTTGTTGTTCCTTGCCGTCAGCATTATCGCTATTTGAATTTGCATTTTCAACAAATGTATTTAATATTCTGTTAGCCGCAGAGTACGTTCCACGCATATCATCTTCTATTTTAATGAATCTATTACCTACTTTTTTAAATAATCTATTTGGATTATAATCTGTTCTTAAAACATAATCACCATCATTTAATGAATTAGGAAAACTTGAACCAGTATGTGCTATTGCAATACCATTTGGTGGAGTACCATCTCCTGCATGGATACCAATTTTAGTAGCAAAACCAAATGCATCATTAGCCGAATCTCTACTTGAATGTAAAGCAATATCAACAGTTTCCCAATCATCTATAGTTGCACTATATTGTTTAAATGCAAATTTTAATCCACCTGTTGTATTTGGTTGTAACCAAATTTTGCCATTTGTGTTTGCTGAAGGTTGCGAAGAATTAATAGCAACGTCAACGCCAAGTAGTGTTGTTGTGGTTGAATCAGTTGCAATTTTAACCCATGAACCATTTGAAACTTTTTTGTAATATGTTGAACCAACAGCACCATCAATACTTACAACAGCATAATCGTTTGTAGGTGCATATGATGAAATAGGTGCTTTTGTTTGTCCATCTATGTTTGCGTTATCAACATGAGAAACTGCTTGACTAGACCAAGTAGTTCCATTACCAACATACAAACCCCAATTTGTATTTGCTGTATCTAACCAAAGTGTTCCATTTGAAACACCAGTTGTTGGTTTAGTTGAACTTACAAGGTAATCAAATGTTTGCCAATTTGTATCTGTTGATTGATATAATTTAATTGATGCTTGGTTTGTTTGCCAATGTGCATAAACTTTTCCTGGTATATATTGATCCGCTTTGTTAATATACAAGTGACTGTTTTCAACTCCTTTTTTAGGAACATCTGTTTGTGCTTGATTAACTATTGCTTCTGAAATATCAATTTCTGATTGATAAGTTGAAATTAAATTTTTAAGATCATCTTTTTGTTCACCAGTACCAAGTATATCTGAAAATTCTTGACTATCTGTAATTGGAGTACATTTAACTCTCCAAATATGTGGGAACCAAGTTGGTGAATAACCTTCTGATCCTCTAGCGGCATCTTCAACAACATAATATCGATTCATTGCCATTGGACCTTCTGGATAAAATACTGACACTTCACCAGAGGCAGTACTTTTACTACCAGTTACAGTTTCACCTGCAATAAACACACCATCAGTAACCATTCTTAATACTTTGGCTTCTTGATTATAATTTACTACAGTTGCAGTTGCTCCACTTGATGCACCAGTTACAGTTTCACCTTTTCTAAATTTTTTTGCTGTTTTTGTTGCGAACTCTAAACGTGCCATATCAAGCATCATGTCTTCACGTTGATGTGGCAGTTCTAATACATCACCACTCATTAACTTTCTACCCAATATGTTTACCATATCATTTAGATGGAAAGTTAAAAAGATTGTATCGTTAGATAAAAATGCACCAAATTGTGTTAAGTCAAATTCTGAATCAGCAACTTGGTATACTCCACGCATATCATATACATCTGGATCATACTTTCTATCTCTATTTTCTAAAAATAATAAGTCTTGTATGTTAGTAGGTCTAACTACAGAATTATCAGGTTGTGTAGAATCAGTAGTAGATGCTTGAGCATGAGGACCAAGGTATTTGTGTATGAATACACCAGTGCCGCCAACGTTAAAATGTTCGCGGATCACACGATCTATCATTTTGTAATCATTACCTTTTTCTGGTTTCCATAAGCTGAGTCGTGGCATATTAATATCCTTTTACATTAGTATTTATTTGTTTAAAAACCATACTTGGTTGACAAAACAAGCTAATTATGTATAATCGTGTATATATAGCTATATGGAGAAGAAAAAATTGACAAATCAAGACTTATTAGACATTCCTGAGTTTTTAAAGCGACAAAGCGATAGTGATAAAGCTGAATCTAAACCTGTTGAAGCTGAAATTAAAGTAATAGAAGAGCCAAAACAAGAAGAAACACAAATAGCTAAAGAGCCAGAACTAGC